TCAAGAAATTTCTATGGAGATGAATCGAATTGATAATTTGATTGCTGATCCAGAAGTATACTATGATTCAAATGCTATTAATGGATTTATACGTTATTGCGAGAATGAGCTTACACTAACTGATGGGTCTGATTTATATTTATTGGACACCTTTAAATTATGGGCGGAACAGATATTCGGTTGGTGGTATTTTATTGAACGAAGTGTTTATCAGCCTAATCCAAATGGACATGGTGGAAAATACGTTCGTAAGGTTATAAAGAAAAGGTTAATTAATAAACAGTACTTGATAGTGTCTCGTGGTGCAGCAAAATCTATGTATGCTTCATGCATTCAAAGTTATTTCTTGAATGTAGATACTGATACAACGCATCAAATAACGACTGCTCCTACTATGAAGCAGGCCGAAGAAGTCTTGTCTCCGATACGAACTTCGATAACAAGAGCTAGAGGTCCGTTGTTTCAATTTTTGACCGAAGGTTCTATTCAAAATACAACCGGAAGCAAAGCTAATCGTCAAAAGTTAGCCTCTACTAAAAAGGGAATTGAAAACTTTCTAACCGGTTCACTTCTTGAGATTCGTCCTATGTCTAGGGATAAACTGCAAGGAACTCGTTCGAAGATTAATACGGTTGATGAATGGCTTTCCGGTGATATTCGAGAAGACGTGATAGGTGCTCTTGAACAAGGAGCTTCTAAACTTGATGATTACTTGATCGTTGCAACAAGTTCAGAAGGAACCGTTCGAAACGGAGCCGGAGACACAATTAAAATGGAGCTAATGAAAATTCTCAAGGGAGAATACACAGCTCGAAACGTATCTATATTTTACTATCGACTCGATGATGTATCAGAAGTTGCCGATCCAGCAAATTGGGTGAAAGCTCAACCTAATATTGGTTTGACAGTAACTTATGAGACGTATCAATTAGATGTAGAAAGAGCAGAACAGGCTCCTTCTGCACGAAATGATATTCTTGCAAAGCGTTTTGGTATTCCAACTGAAGGTTATACGTACTTCTTTCGTTATGAAGAAACGTTACCTCATCCAAGACGAGATTTTTGGGGTCTTCCTTGTGCATTAGGAGCAGACCTTTCTCAGGGTGATGACTTTTGCGCTTTTACTTTTCTGTTTCCGTTATCAAATGGAACATTTGGCGTTAAAACAAGATGCTATATAACTTCGAGAACTTTATTAAGACTTCCAGGGGCAATGAGATCAAAATACGAAGAGTTTTTAAACGAAGGAAGTCTTCAGGTTCTCGAAGGAACCGTGCTAGATATGATGGAAGTTTACGATGATGTCGATCAACACATTATAAATTCTGATTATGATATTAGATCTTTTGGGTTCGATCCTTATAACGCTAAAGAATTTGTTGATAGGTGGGAAACAGAAAACGGTCCTTACGGGATAACAAAGGTTATTCAAGGAATGAAAACAGAGTCAGTACCATTGGGTGAATTAAAAAAGTTAGCGGAAGACAGAGTTCTGTTTTTTGACGAAGCTATGATGACTTTCACTATGGGTAACGCGATAGTTCTCGAAGATACAAATGGAAATCGTAAGCTATTAAAGACAAGATATGCTCAAAAGATTGACGCTGTTTCAGCATTAATGGATGCGTATGTTTCTTACAAAAGCAATAGAGAGTTATTCGAGTAGTTTGTAAAAATCAAAATAAGGAGGAGAAATGCCAAATCGTATTTCAGATAAAGATCTTAGACGTGCTGGTAACGAAGTAAAGAAATTTGGACGGCATGTAGATCGAGCACTTAACACAGCAGCCAATAGCATAAAGCGTGGTTCTATAGGACCTAATCCGACTGCTTCAGGTAGTGGGACTGGAATGACAGGGAACGAACGAGCAAACCATAAATATTTAGATAAAGTTAAAACGCGATCTGGAAAGATTCGTTATATTTACGATGTTAACACAGCTAGTATGACAAACAAGACCACAGAGATGGCTAAAAAGGGTCAAGCGGCTTACAATTTAAAGAAAGCTCAGCAAGCGTCGCCTAGTAGGAACACTGGTCGTCCAGCTAGCATGAACACACCTATGTACAAAGCGTCCACTGCTGTAAAGGATCTTGTGGACAATGCTTCTAGAACAATTGATCAGGGGCTCAATTTTGTAAAGAAATTGTTCGGAGGTTAATACGTCTTCTTTAATTTTTATAACGTAACGTTTTAAATTAAAGGAGGTGAGAAATGAGATTTACAGATCGTTTAGCGCATGCTTGGAATGCATTTAAGTTAAACGAACCAAGCAATACTTTCGATGGTTCTCGAAATATGAATTATATAGCGGCAACATCATCTAGCGATCGTCTCGATAGAAATCCACTTCGTATCGGGACTGAACGATCTATATTGGCTTCTATATACAATCGAATCGCAATTGATGTCGCAGCTATAGAAATACGACACGCAAGAGTTGATCAAAATCGGCAGTTTGTAGAAGAAATTCCTTCTAATTTGAATGAATGTTTGGCTGTTTCGGCAAACAAAGATCAGACGGCAAGAGCGTTTTTTATGGATGTCACCCTTTCTTTATTCGAAGAAGGAAACATTGCTATAGTCGCTGTTGATACAGACATAGATTATACGAGATCTAATTCGTATGACATAATGTCGATGCGTGTTGGAAAAGTGAAGCAATGGTTCCCAGATGATGTTAGAGTCGAAGTTTACAATGATAATAATGGTAGAAGAGAAGAGATAACTTTACCAAAATCTAAGGTTGCTCTTATAGAAAATCCATTATATCAGGTAATGAATGAGCCAAATTCGACTCTTCAAAGGTTGAAACATAAATTGGCTTTGCTAGATGCTACTGACGATAAGCAGAATTCCGACAAACTTAACATGATCATACAGCTTCCATATGTTGTTAAGTCTAAAACTAAAATGGAACAAGCTGACGAGCGTCTTAAGCAAGTCGAGATGCAGCTTACAGATTCTAAGTATGGTATTGCTTATATGGATAGCACCGAAAAAATAGTTCAGCTTGGTCATCCAGTTGAGAATAACTTGATCGAACAAATTGAGTACTTTACAAATCAACTGTATTCGCAACTTGGTTTAACTCCAGAGGTCTTTAATGGAACCGCTGATGAACGAGCGATGCTAAACTATAACAACAGAACTATAGAACCAATTGTCTCTTCTATTGTAGACGAAATGCATAGAAAGTTTCTAACAAAGACTGCCAGAACTCAAGGACAAGCTATTATTTATTTTAGGAATCCGTTTAGTTTGGTAACTGTCGACAATCTTGCTGAGATGGCTGACAAATTTACTCGTAACGAGATTCTTAATAGTAACGAATTCAGAGGTCTTCTTGGATACAAGCCGGTTGATACAGAAAGAGCTAACGAACTTCTTAATAAGAATATTAATCCGGTCGAACAACCTATGGGGATGGATCCGTCTATGATGGGACAGCCAACTGATATGGACCTTTCAATGACAGGACCTCTACCTGAAGATTCACAAGGAAGTCCAGATCAATTTTCAGAGTCTGACGAAACGCAAACAGATCAAAATGAGGAGATGAATATAGAGGATATGTCTCCTCAGCAATTAATGGATTATTTAAATAAGCTAGAGGCGTATAGTGACGAGCTAGACGAATATAGCAATCAAATAGACACGTTCGATTCAGAAGTCGAGGATAGCAACGCGACTTCTGTGAGATCGGAAGTGGAAGACTTCATCGATGATCTTGATGTGCTGGATATTTCTGTTTCTAGTATAAAGCAATGATTGGAGGTTTCTATGAAGTATGTATATAGAGCCTCTGACGATATATCACAGAGGCAGTTGTCTCATGCTTTAAGCGCTTATGATCAAAGAAAAAACTATGATTCAGCAAAAAGAAGAGAAAGATATTTGCGAGATAAAGCAGATGGAAAAACCGGTTTTAAAGGAATAATAGCCAGAGCATCAAATCCTTATGGTAATTATTCCAGTGTATACTATAATCCAGAAAAAGCTCATGAATATTACATGAAGAATCGAAAGTTGTCTTCTGCTACTCCTAGCTCAACGCAAAATGAACAAGCCAAAGAACAAGCCCAAGAACAAGCTGCTGACCAATCAGCTGGTGGAGCTGGTGGAGGCGGTGGAGCTGGAGGAGGCGGTGGTGGCGGTGCAGGAGCTGCCAATGCTCAAGCTAGAGAAGATGCTAATAACAGAATTCAGGCTTTACAAGAAGCTGTAAATGCTAAAATTCAAGTTCTTCAAGATAAAATAACTGCCAATGCTGAAAATGCTCAAACAAATCGACAGTCAAAAAAAGAAGAAGCAACTGAAAAGATGGCTGCCGAGAGAGAAAAAAGAGTAGAAAACGTTGAGTCTACAACGGAAGCTCTTCAAAAAGAACGTGATTTAAAACTGGATCCAATACGAGAAGAAAATGCCAAATTGAGGGCTAAACTGGATTCTATGAATCCAAATTCGGAAGAGGGAATAGCTCTTCGTAGAAAATTAGCATCGAATGCTAAACAGTCTATGAAAGCTTGTGCAGATTATACAGATTCCTTAACTTCCCAAAAGACTAAATTTAGCAACGAAATGAATCAAAATTTGGCAAAAATACGTTCTGATTTAAACAAATATATTCAGAACAGTACAAAGAAACAACAAGCTACTGCTAAGAAGTTACGAGATAAAATAACAAAGTTGAAAACGAATCTGAATAAAGAAATTGCTGCTATACGTCAAGCTGTTTCTAATGGTACATATTCAAATAACACTAAATATGGTTCTTCCGGAAAATCCGGATCGTCTGGCGCTAGTGCTACTGGACGATTGAGTGGGACTAACTCTTCTGGCAGTTCGGCAGTTGTTAGTATTGGTGGAAAAGTTTCAAAATCAGTAGGAAGTATAAGATCAAGTTCTTCTGGTAAAAACAACAATCGAAAGAAGTAGCAAAAGTCGATGAATATATAAGAGATAAATAAAACCTTATGTTTTTGTCGATTTAGCATAGATAATGGTGGATATTACGAATATTGATTGGAGGTATGACATGTACGATTTCAGTGGGTATGCTACTAAAAATGATATCGAATGCGGAGACGGTCGTATCATACGTCGCGATGCTTTTAAAGATAACGACAATACGCGCGTTCCGCTAGTATGGCATCATATGCACAACAGCCCGACGAATGTTCTTGGACATGCTGATCTCGAAAATAGATCAGATGGCGTCTATGCATATTGTAAGTTTAACGATAGCAAAGAAGGAACTGATGCGAAAATCAGAGTTCAGCATGGCGACATAACTTCGTTGTCCATTTACGCTAATCATCTTCAGCAGCAGGGACCTAACGTTTTACATGGTCGCATACGAGAGGTGAGTTTAGTTCTGGCCGGTGCCAATCCGGGAGCACTTATAGATCCGGTAAGTATAGCTCACTCTGACGGTACTTATACAGAGGTCGAAGACGAAGCAATTATATATAGTGGAGAAGATTTTATAATGCATGCGGACGATGACTCTGATGATGAAGAGGATAACCAAAAGGAGGAGAAAGAAGTGGCCAAGGACGACGATAGAACCATTCAAGATATTATAGATACTATGAATGATGAGCAGAAAGATGTCATGTATTATCTTGTTGGTCAGGCTTTAGAAAATAAGAAGTCTAACAGTTCTGTCAAACATGCAGACGATTCCGATGGCGATGACGGTGATGATGGCACTGGTGACGATCCATCCATTCAAGATGTAATCGATAGTATGAATGATGATCAAAAGAATGTTTTGTATTTCTTGGTTGGTCAAGCACTAAACAAAAAGAGTGGTGCGCAAGGTTCTGAAGATGTTCAGCATGATGATTTTTATTGGGAGGATGACATGAAAAACAACGTTTTCGAAAATCAAAATGAGGAGTACGCTGAGCTTTCTCACGACGATATGGTAGGCATTATCGATGAGGCTCGT